TACTTTCTAATCACGAAAAATAAAAAGAAAAAGATATGCCATTAACACAACTAACAGGCGGATTAATTGAACCAGGATCAATTCAACAGTCCGATTTAAGTACAGAAGTAGCAGCAAACATATCTTCTGCTTTTGCTGCGGCTAACTCCGCAGCATCTTACGCCAATCAGGCATTTTCTGCGGCGAATACAGCATCATCGGGTAGCATAGATAGTTACGCTAGAGATACAGCGAATAGTGCCGCTTTTTATGCTAATAGTGCATTTAACGAAGCGAGTTCGGCCTTCAATAAAGCCAATACTTCTGTTATAGCAGGTAGTTATGCAAACTCAGCATACAGTCAGGCCAACAATGCAACTACAAATGCTGGAGTGGCAGACACTAAAGCTGTAAATGCGGGATCATATGCTAACTCTGCGTATAGTCAAGCTAATACCGCCACAACAAATGCATCTACAGCTGATGGTAAAGCAGTAACAGCTGGTAACTATGCGAATACAGCATACAGTCAAGCAAACACCGCAACTATTAATGCTGCAACAGCCGATAGTAAAGCAGTAAGTGCTGGAGAATATGCTAATACTGCCTTTGGTCAAGCCAATACGGCCGTAACCAATGCTGCTACAGCTGATGATAAAGCTGTAAGTACTGCATCATATTCTAATTCAGCATTTGGTGCCGCTAATAGTGGTTCATCTTATGCCAATTCAGCATATACTCAAGCTAATACAGCAACAACAAATTCAACTACAGCTGATCAAAAGGCCACAAGTGCTGGAGAATACGCTAACTCAGCCTATGGTCAATCTAATACCGCAATCACTAATGCATCTACCGCTGATGGTAAGGCTGTAACAGCTGGCATTTATGCCAACGCTGCCTTCAGTGAGGCCAACACTGTTGATTCTAAAGCAGTAACAGCTGGTAACTATGCCAACTCGGCATTTGGTGTTGCGAACACTGCAACTACAAATGCTGCGACTGCCGACAGCAAAGCAGTATCATCCGGAGTTTATGCTAACAGTGCTTATGGTGCTGCTAACACAGTAGATTCTAAAATTATTGATGTTGGTGGTTATGCTAACTCAGCATACACTCAAGCAAATACCGCAGATAGTAAAGCAGTAACATCTGGTAACTATGCTAACTCAGCATATACTCAAGCAAATACATCTGACAGTAAAGCGGTAAGTGCTGGTAGTTATGCTAACTCAGCTTACACACAAGCAAATACAGCAACTACAAATGCAGCAACTGCCGACAGTAAAGCTGTAAGTGCAGGATCATATGCTAATTCGTCCTTTAGTGTGGCTAATACAGCAACTACAAATGCTGCTACAGCTGATGGTAAAGCTGTTGATGCAGGACAATATGCTAACTCTGCTTATACTCAAGCAAACACTGCAACTACAAATGCTGCTACAGCTGATGGTAAAGCAGTAACAGCTGGCAGTTATGCTAATGCAGCGTTTGGTATTGCCAACACAGCAGATGTCAATTCTATTTCTGCTGGTAACTATGCTAATGCTGCTTTTGCTGTGGCCAATAGTGGTATTACCGATTCTTGGGCTAGAGATACTGCAAACGCTGCATCTAGTTATGCCAATTCAGGATTTTATACTGCTAATAGTTCTGGTCTTTATGCTAATGCAGCATTTGCGGCCGCAAATACAGGAGTGCCAGATACTTTAGCTAGAGATACTGCTAATGCGGCATCAAGTTATGCCAATTCTTCTTTTAATACAGCGAATACTGCTGACAGTAAAGCAGTGAGTGCTGGTAGTTATGCTAACTCAGCTTTTGGTGCAGCAAACACAACAGCAATTTACGCAAACGCTGCATTTGGTGATGCCAACACCAAATTTAGTTCATCGGGCGGCACAATCTCTGGTAACGTTACTATCCTCTATGATCTTAGTGTCTTAGGAAATGTTAGTTTTACAGGAAATGTTACTTCTGTAACTGTCACTGGTAATAGTGGTCAATTTTTTGGTGAAGCGAACGGGCATAACGCATTATATGCTGGTATTCCTGTTGGATATGACTATCAGCCACATACAGTATTTCAAGCATCAACAAATGAGGATAATTACTCTCAAATAAACATTCAAAACATTAATCCTGGAAATAACGCATCATCTGATTATGTTGCTACGGCCGATAACGGTACTGAAAATGATACTTATATTGACATGGGTATTGCTAGTAGTCTGCATGCCGATCCTGAATTTACGTTAGTTGGTCCAAATGATGGTTACTTGTATGTGTCTGGCAATACAGTCACGGGCGGTGGTGGCCTTGTAATTGGTACACTTTTAGAAAATGATGTCATATTTACTGCTGGTGGCATGAATGAAGAAAATGAACAAATGCGTATCATTGGTTCAAGCAATACGATTAACATTCGTTCTAATGTAGATTCAAGTATCGCAAAGAGTGTTTTATTGGGACCAATTGCAAACCTTCATATTACAGGTGGTTCAAATGATGATTATATTAGAACCGATGGTTCAGGTAATCTGACATTTGCAAATTTAACTTCCGCAAATGTAATTAAAGTTTTATATGATACAGCTAACACTACTAGTCAAACAGCTGTAAGTTCTAGTTCATATGCAAATGGCGCTTTTGCTGCAGCTAATACAGCAGACCAAAAAGCTGTAACGGCTGGAACATACGCCAATGCGGCATTTGCAGCCGCTAATACAGGCGCCAGTAGTTCAGACCAATATGCTAGAGACACTGCTAATGCTGCATCTAGTTATGCCAATTCATCTTATAGTCAAGCAAACACAGCCACAACTAATGCTGCTACAGCTGATGGTAAAGCTGTAACAGCTGGATCATATGCTAATGCTGCCTTTGCTTTAGCTAATACCTCAGATAGTAAAGCAGTAACAGCAGGTAACTATGCTAATTCAGCTTATGGTCAAGCTAATACAGCAACTACCAATGCTACTACTGCTGACTCTAAAGCTTTAACGGCAGGTGATTACGCTAACTCATCCTATACTCAAGCTAATACTGCTACAACAAATGCATCTACAGCTGATGGTAAAGCTGTAACAGCTGGTAACTATGCTAATAGTGCTTATGGTCAAGCTAATACTGCTACGACTAATGCTGCAACTGCTGATGGTAAAGCTGTAACAGCAGGATCTTATGCTAATGGAGCTTATACTCAAGCTAATACCGCAACTACTAATGCTGCTACAGCTGATGGTAAAGCAGTAACAGCTGGTAACTATGCTAATAGTGCTTTTGCTGCTGCGAATACTGCTACAACAAATGCATCTACAGCTGATTCTAAAGCTGTTGATGCTGGTAACTATGCTAACTCTGCATTTAGTGTTGCTAATACGTCAGACAGTAAAGCAGTAACATCTGGATCATATGCTAATTCAGCTTACACGCAAGCAAATACAGCAACTACCGATGCTGCTACTGCTGACAGTAAAGCAGTAACAGCTGGTAACTATGCTAATTCAGCTTATACTCAAGCTAATACAGCAACTACCAATGCTACTACTGCTGATCAAAAGGCCACAAGTGCTGGTTCTTATGCCAACTCTGCTTATGGTCAAGCTAATACTGCTACAACAAATGCATCTACAGCTGATGGTAAAGCTGTAACAGCTGGTAACTATGCTAACTCGGCATTTGGTTCAGCTAATACTGCCGACAGTAAAGCAGTAACATCTGGATCATATGCTAATTCGGCATTTGGTGTAGCAAATACCGCAGATAGTAAAGCTGTAACAGCTGGATCATATGCTAATTCATCATTCACTACCGCTAACACTGTAACATCAGCGAGTTTGTATGCTAATGGTGCTTTTGCTTCTGCAAACACTCGACTAGCTACAGCTGGTGGTACAATTTCTGGTGATTTAACAGTAACAGGATTCACCACTTTACAAGAAGTAACAGAAGTTTTAAGTACATTAACTGGTGCTACAGGAACAGTAACTCATAACTTAACTGATGGTTCTGTTTTTTATCACACAAGTGCTGCAGCAAACTTTACTGCGAATTTTACAAATGTACCAACCACAACAAGTCGATCTATTACAGTTACGATTGTTATAGTACAAGGTGCAACAGGATATATACCAAATGCCGTACAAATAGATGGCGCAGCACAAACAATTAATTGGGCTGGCGGTGCAGCACCCACACCAACAGCAAACAAAACTGAATTTTATTCATTTAATTTATTAAGAATAGGATCTGCATGGTCTGTATTTGGTTCTGAGATTACATTTGGTTAAATATGCCTAGATTATCTTCGATAAACACATTCGTTTTAAATTCTGTAATTGGTTCGGTAGCAACTGATCCAGAGCAAGCTAATTATCAAGGTGCCACTATGGTCTTTGTTTTACAAGGATCCGCACCAACAGGATGGGTTAAAGACACTTCAGATACCGATTATACTTTACGATGTGTTACAGGATCAGTATCAAGTGGAGGATCATCAGGATTTTCTTCCGTTATGTCATCTAAATCTTTAACAGGTAGTCTATCGGTAACTGGAACTGTAGGAGGAACATCACTTACATCTAGTATGATACCCTCCCACAACCACGGACCTTATCCTGCTGCAGCAACTGTTGCTGCCAGCACAACTTCTCCTGTAATACCAGGACCATCAATAGCCAGAACAGTACCTAACAATTTTACACCTGGTGTGGTAAATCCAGGTGGTGTTAATCCTGGAGTTACAGCAACTGCTCATGATCATCCGTTAAATCCAGCAACAAGTCCTGTAACCTTCACCACAGTAAATTTAGCTATTAAATATGTGGATTCAATTTTAGCAACAAGGACTTAATATGGCATTAGTTATAGAATCAGGATCAAGAACAATAATGAAAATGACCACTCCACCAACGGGATGGACAAAAGATACTACATATGATAATTATGCACTAAGAGTAACTACCGGTTCTGTTATTAATAGAACTACAGGAGAGTCTTTTTCTACAGTTTTTAAAAATTATAATAGCATTGGTGTACCGGCACCTGGACTTTCTTATTCTGCTGTAAACGCCACTGTGATAGACGATGCGGCAATGACAACGCATAATCACACTACCATAACACACCCATCCGCATTGTTAACTAGACGAGGTGGTGCAGGTAATACGAACGTAGCTCGTACCCCAGCGGGAGCACCAGTTACTTTTAGTAATAACCCTGGTGGTGGAGGATCACATACTCATCCAATTGGAACTGTAGCCGTTACTGGTTCAATTAATCAGAGTGGAGTTAATTCAGAAATAAATTTGAATATAAAATATGTTGACACTATTATAGCGGTTAGGAGTTAATCGTGGCTATTTTTGATTCTGGAACAACAACAATTTTTCATCAAACATCCGCACCCACTGGTTGGACGAAAGAAACTGTGAATTATAATAATCACGCACTTCGAGTAGTAAATGGATCGTCTTTGAGTTCTGGAGGTACTGTCGATTTCACAACAGGTTTTAATACTACATCATATATTTTTTCATCGGTTGCTGTTCCTTATACAGTAGGTAACCATACCTTAACTGGAGCTCAGTTACCATATCACCTTCATGCTGTTGCGCCATCAACAAATAGATTTGCTATTGGAACTGCTACCACACCCACAAATGCTACATCTCCAATAACTCCTGCTGTACCCGTTATGACTACTGCCGTACCGGCCGGTGGGCCGATAGGCGCATCAGTAGGTAGTTCAGGAGCGCACAATCACTCAATTACAATTACCGCTAGTGGTAATGTTTTTGGTCCAAATTCTACAATAGGTGTAAATTATATTGATGTTATTATTGCTTCTTTAAACTAATTCATATATAATAGTATATTCGTTTTTAACCGAAAGGCAATTTTTATGATTCAAACACATAAATTAGTAGTAATTCCTGTTGATGGTATTGTCGTTACAGACCAAGAAGGTTTATCAGAGTTAGACTTATCTCAATGTGGAATACCAGATAATATACATGCATTACAATGGAATAATCCCATTTGGCCAGATAAACAAAATTCCCATCTAAATGGATTGCAATATGGCCAAGGATCTGGTTGGTTAGAATTTAGATCGACCGATCCTAATGAAAATATAACTGAATTACCACAATGGGCTATCAACTGTTATGATGTATGGTTGCAAGCATATAATATAAAACAAGCTGCACTAGCGGCATCAGATGCTGCTGATGAAGCCGCAGCTGCAGCAGAAAACAATTAAATTAAAAAGTGATTATATTATGAATAAATCATTAACTGAAAATAATTATATCTATATTCCCAACTTCATTAGTGAAGCCGCTGCAAAAGTCATGGCTTCCAACTTCAAAAGTCACTGTAAACAAAATGAGGTTCAAGGAGACAATCAAGCTCCAAATTCTTCAGCGGAATATAATTTCATAGACTTTTTAGAAATGCTATGTGATAAAGTACCAACGGTGAGCACAATTATAGGTGAAACCGTTTTACCAACATATAGTTATGCTAGAGTGTATAAAGATGGTAGTGTTTTGGAAAGACATAGGGATAGAGATGCTTGCGAAATAAGTTTAACTGTACATTTAGATGGTGATGAAGATTGGCCAATTTATATTGAAACTCCTGATGGTAATGAAGTTGAATTGATTCTAAAACCAGGTGATGCAATGCTTTATTTGGGATGTGTTGCTGATCATTGGAGAAATCAATTTTTAGGTAAAGAATATGTTCAGGTATTTTTACATTATGTAAGAAGTAGAGGTGATAAAGCTTATACTTATTTTGATAAGAAAAAAGATTCTCCAATCAAAAAAGAAGAAAGTGTGAAACAAGAAAAAACAACACCAGTTAAAATAAACTCCAAAAATAAAATATCAGATTTCATTCAAATTTATGAAGATATTATTCCCTACTCATTTTAAAAAATCCCGAAATAAGAAAACTTTTAGATGATAGACTTTATAAAGTTGCAAATGAGGTCATTAGAAAATATAATGATATTTTCCCACTAAGTCAAATAGAAGAAGATTCTGGATATGATTTATTAAAGTATGAGGTAGGGCAATTTTACCGGCAACATACAGATTCATACAAAAAACATCCTAGAGCAGTGTCTTGTTCTTTCGCACTAAATGATGATTTTGGAGGTGGAGAATTTGCTTTCTTTGATAGAGAGTTGATTTATAATTTAAAGAAAGGATCAGTAATCATGTTCCCTTCAAATTTTATGTATCCACACGAAATCATGCCTGTAATCAAAGGCACTAGATATTCTATTATTACTTGGTTTGTTTAAAGGAGATTATATTATGCAATTAAAACCAGGAACATTTTGTCCTATAATGAAAGAAGAATGTGTACAGTTTAAATGTGCATGGTTTACTAAAGTTGAAGGTTATGATATCAATACAGGTAAGCAAGTTGAAGAATGGAATTGTGCTATGACTTTTATTCCTATGTTACTGATTGAAAATTCAGGAATGTCTCGTCAAACTGGTGCAGCTGTTGAAAGTTTTAGGAATGAGATGGTGAAATCTAATGAAGAAACTCAGAAGATATTCTCCAATATGTTGTCAATGAATCCTGAAAACAATACAAAATTACTTAAGTAAATGTTTTTTTGTAATCTTACAAGAAACCCATTGATTGTAGTAAGATTCATTCAATAGTGCGTGGCGAGAGAATATCTCCCACGTTTCGTAATAAGACAATTCTGATTTAGTTTTACAGAGGTGAAGTATCTCTCTTACGTATTGATCTTCACCATTTTTTTTAACTTCTTCTTGTAGTAATAAATTAGAACCCCAGTATGTCATCCAATCAGACGATACTCGGGTTTTCTTTTTCTTACCTTTAACTTGTGTAGTCTTAGATTTGGTGAAGAATTTTTTACCAATATATTTACGACCACTTTGAGTATGTGTGATTAGATATACAAACCCAAAATGGCCGTCTATATTTTCTTCGGTAAATTCTTCACCTGTATTATGAAAATACCAGGTCATTCGTCATCATCACCAAAATCCTCAGTTTCAATTAAATATTCACCGCAAAATGGACAGTAGTGTGGATCATCTTCACATTTACTTTCATCATATTTAATTGTAAACTCTGAGGAACATGCCCCACAAGTGTGTTTCAACGAAGCCATTATTGACACCAAGATTGTTTGGCTTCACCAAAATATTCCCGAGCGAAACCGTTTTGAATCAACATACTACGGAGACTTTGACCATCTAGAATCATATCACCCAAGACACGACCACCAAATTTATCCCAACCATAGAGTGTGACTTGTCGTTTAATGGACTTTGCAACTAGATTTTTAGTAAACACAGTTGCTGCTTGACCACGTTGATCTTCACTTGGACATTGAGCTCTATGGCCTTTTTCTGGCGTATCTACACCATAGATACGAACTGCTAATTCAGGTTTTAATGGCAAAGGTAAAAAGGGTGCTGCAATCACTACAGTATCACCATCATTTACCCGTACAATTTGTGCATCATACGTTACACCTTTTGCTGTTTTGTCAGCATAAACATTTCCTATACCAGCGAAAGATAATAGACCAATTAAAAGTATTTTTGTTAATTTCATTCTTTCTCCTTAAATATTAAAACTTTCACCACAACCACATCGATTCTTTTCTAAAGAATTTATAAAATCAAAACCTTCATTGAGTCCATTTCTTTTCCAATCTATTTCCATTCCGTTCAGATAAGGAATATGTTTTGGGTCAACAAAAATTTTAACACCGTTAGATTCGTATATAGTATCTGTATCCGATACACTATCAACATATTCTAAGGTATAGGCCAAACCACTGCAACCTGTGGTTCTAACACCAACCTTAATACCTAATCCTTTTCCTCTTTTGTTTAAAGAGTTTAAAGTTTTGCGAGATGCGAGTTCAGTCATTGTGATCATAGATTTCTCCTTCGATCTTTATTTAGACGAAAAAAAAGCCTCTTACGAGGCTTTTAATATAACAAAAAAATTTTAGAAACTTAATTGACTTCTAAACATAATTGCTTTTTCACCATTTACACGACTACCAGAACTACCAACTAATGCATCAAACTTTGTATCTACGTAGTTGAGCATGAAACGTAGATTGTCAGTGCAAAACCAAGTTAGACCGTATGTCATAGCAGTAGCACGATTTGACTTGCCTGTTGCAACGGATACATCACTTGCATCAAACTCACTCATACGTACACCAACCTGCCACGCACCACGACCACCTTTGTCGATTGGATTATTTGGTTTAATCCAACCAAACGCACCATCTTTGTATGCATGTGATTCGCCAGTTAAATTATAAACTGCTTGTACATAGTACCCTTTGATTTCTTGGTCACTACCTGTTGCAGCATCATATTTAAAATTGAACTGTTCGCCTTGAACTTTGAAACCGTTATATGCAAACGCTGCTTCTAATCCTTGGCGTGTTCTTGTAGTAGCACCACTCAATGCGGAACCTGTAAACCAACCAGACTGCATACGAGATTCTGTTCTACCACTGGCTGGTGCAACGCCACTTTTAATTTCACCTGTGCTGTATGCTGCACCCAAGTGTGCAGTGTATGCTTTGCTGCCTGTTAGTTCAGCAATATTAGTTGTTACACGACCAATATAATCAAGTCCATCGAACTCTGCGCTCTTATTGGATTTGCCTCTACTTGCTGCTATAGCATATGTAAGGCCAGGTTTTGGCACACCATGTAACATGAAACCAGTTTCTTTTGCAGGAATAAATTCAGTATCATTCTGACCAATCAAACTACGTTCCATAAAATCTAGATTGTTTGAACTTGTCATTTGTTCAAGACTAAATGGCATCTTGAATAAGCCAAATTGAAATTGCATTTCTGGATTTGCTGCATAGTTTACCCACATCTCATCTGCTGTTGATGATGTAGAACTAAAGCCATCACTTGCACCAAAGTTTGCTAACAATTGATATTTGAAGTCTTTTGCAAATTGTCCACGAACACCAAATCTTGCACGGCGAACTTCGGCTAAGTTTTGATACGAATCCGTGGTTTGGCCGACACCATAATCTGGTGTGTATTGGCGATAGTCCATATGAATTCGACCTGTAAACTGTGCCGTATTGTTTCCATCTTTGCTTTTGAGTCCGATTCCATTTTCTGTGACTGAACCATCGTTTGCTCTTGCTTGTCTGTATTTGACCGAATCACTAACATCTTTGTCGATTCTTTGTTCTGCAAACTTTTTGTTTTCTTCTTTTTCTTCATATGCATTGAGTTTTGATTCATATTCTTTTTGAGTGATTATATTCTTCTCTCTTAGAATATTCAATGTATCTTTATACTCATCAGCATATGCAGGAATTACTGCTGCAAGTGCAACTACGATAGATAATTTTTTAAATAGTTTCATAATTTATCCTTATTTCCAAATTGGGTTGTTGTCAGGACCTTTTAAGTCTTTTTTCCAATTGTCCTGATTTAATTTAATAACTGATTGTGGTAAATGAACATATTCTAGTTCTTCACTCATCTTGGCACCATTCTTCCAACTCCAATCAAAGAATTTCAAAACTGCACGACCTGTCAAACTATCTGCTTGTTGTTTGTGCATGAGAATGAAACTTGCGCCTGTTGCTGGCCATGCTTCTTTACCTGTTTGCCATGTGAGCAACAAATACATTCCTGGTGCATTAGCCCAATCTGCGTTTGCTGCTGCGGCTTTGAATGAATCGTCACTTGGTTGTACAAAAACACCATCACGATTTTTTAATTGTGCGTGTGCAATTTTATTTCTTTTTGCATATGCATATTCTACATAGCCAAATGCACCTTTGATTCTTTGTACTTGAACAGCAACACCTTCATTACCTTTACCACCTACACCAACTGGCCATTTTACTGCTGTGCCTTCGCCAACAGTTTTTGCAAAATCAGCGTTTGCTTTACCTAAAAAGTTTGTCCAAATAAATGTAGTGCCTGAACCATCTGCACGATGAACAACTGTGATTGCTAATGCTGGTA